CAGCGACCTGGCTGGCGAGGGCGACGAGATCGAAGAGGACGCTCCGGTCGCCGAGCCCGTGCGGGAGCCCCAGCGCTCCGGGTACGACCTGGCGCGGGTCGTGTTCGCCGACCTGGCGAACGAGCCCGCCCCGACCTCGCCCGATGAGGACGCGGTCATCAAGTTCAAGGAGCGCGCGATCGCCGGTGGCTATATCGACGCGGGCACCCCGCTCGACGACGTGTGGTCGCCCGAGCTGAACAGCGTGCGGTTCGAGATGGCGTTCGACGAGTACGACTCGGCGATGCGCGGTGACCGGTACGGCGCGGTCGACGCCCGCAACTTCCTCGACGTGCTCGGTGACTGGACGCAGCCCACTTCCCTGCTCTCGGCCGCCACCGAGCTGGACCTGTGGTGGGACGCTGGCGCGGTGCGCCAGGAGTTCTCGTCCTGGGGCAACAAGTTCCGCAAGCTGCAGGACTCGAACAACCCGTGGGAGTTCGGCAAGAACCTGGTGGACGCACTCACCGGCCCGATCGACGACATCGTCATGCCGATCGTCAACTGGGGCCTGATCGCGTCCGGCGTGGGTGGCGTGTACGCCACCGCCCGTGTCGGGGTCTACGGCGCCCGGCTCGGCCGGGCAGGCAACTTCGTCGAAGGTCTCTACCGGTCTCGTGTGGCGGCCAACCTAGCATCGATCGCTGAGCCCTCGTGGACCGCCACGAAGCTCCTCGGATCGGGCTCCAGGGCGGCCCGTGGCGCCGGTGGCGCCCTCAAGGCCTGGCGTGGGCTCCCGGGCGTCGTGGCGACGAAGCAGGGCGTTCAGGCGGGCATGCGGCTCGGTGTGGCGTCCCAGGCCCAGGACTTGCTTCCCGGCTACCAGGGCGGGCTCGATCTCGCTGGCAGCGAGGACAACCGCACCGCGATCGGCCGGGCGGCCGACCTGGTCAAGGACGTCGGCATGTCGCCGCTGTTCCTGCCGGTCGAGCTGGCCGTGGCGCCGTACAACATCTTCAGCCCGGGGGCGTTCCTCGGCCAGCGCGGAGCGATCACCCGGACCGCGTCCGGGCTCTACACGCTCGCCGGGACGGCCGGTGGCCGCGCTGCGATCGGCGGAGCGATCGGCGCCGGTGCCGGAACGCTCGCCGGTGACGACCTCGGCGACGTCGGGCTCGGCGCCCTGATCGGTGGTGCCGGTCTCGGGTTCGCCCCGAGCGTGGGTGCGATCGGCAACCGGGTCTCCCGCGTGCTGGACGGGACCTCGTTCGCCGGTTCGAAGCGACTCGCGAACGGGCTCCACAAGTGGGTCGGCAACCCGTCCGACTTTCTGGAGACGATGTCCTTCAAGCCGCTCGCGGACGACCAGCGCAACGCTGCGGCGTTCGACCGGGCGTACCGGCGCGTGCTCGACGAGGACCAGCTCCAGCGCTACGAGGAGGGATGGCGCCTGCGCGGCACCCTCTCGGGTGCGGTCGGCCACATGGAGGGCGTGGACGACGAGACCGGCGCGGCCATCGTCACCTGGCGCATGATGACCGCGGCGGCCGACAACGTCGCCGCCGGTCTGGCGAAGGCCGTCAAGAACGGATCGTTCAAGGCCCGGTACCACGACTTCCGCAACGCCATCATCGGTCAGCTCCGCACGTTCGACCTCGATGACGTCACGGCCTGGAAGGTCGAGGACCTGGTGCGCTCCGCCGCGCTCACGAAGTGGAGCGCCGAGAACCCGCAGAAGTACAACAAGACCGTCCAGGACCTGTATGACCGGGTGAAGGACGACCCGGCCGCCATCCTGGAGCTGGCGAACACGCACAACCAGAACGCCCAGCGCACGCTCGCGGACCTGCTCTCGCCGGAGAACCTGAACGAGGACGCCCTGTTCTCGCACCTCGGGCAGTCCGAGATGACCTTTGGGCGCTGGCCCGCGTTCGTGTCGGCGGACGCCCAGATCACCGAGCTGTTCCACGCCGGGATCCTCGACCAGGCCGAGTTCGCCACCTGGACGAACGCCGGTGGCAACGCCACCAAGTTCCGCGCCGGTGGACCGAAGATGGCGACCGCGACCCGCATGGTGCGCGACGGGCTCACCGACACCGTGCTGAGCGAGTCGGTCGACCTGTCGAAGACCGTCACGAACCGGAACCTGTCGACCCTGGTGACCGAGGCACCGAACGGCGTCATGACCGTCGCCCGGTACGACACGCCGACCGCCCAGGAGCTGACCGAGTTCTCCTCGCAGTTGAAGCACCTGCGTGGCATCGTCGAGGGGCTGCAGTCCGCATCCCGGCAGGGCGTCGACTGGCGAAAGGTCGAGCAGGCCGCCGGAGCCCCACTCACCGAACTGGACGCGAACCAGCTGAAGGCCGCCCTGAAGGCCACGAGCGGGTCCGGCAAGTTCTCCGGCACGGCCGAGAACGTGGTCCGGATGGCGAAGCGCATGGGCATGGACCCGCACGAGCTGATCGCCCGCATGGACGACCACATCCAGTCGATCGTGGACGACGCCGACACCTGGACCGCTCTCGGTCTGGCGACCACGGTCCGCGACGACAGCAACAAGATGGTCGGGGGCCTGGAGGCGCTGAAGCGCCGCATCAAGGACCTGGACCACGAGGCCCACTACACGGCCGCCCAGATCGACGTGGACGGCCTGATCGCCAAGCTCACCGACGCTGGTGACCTGGAGAGCGCCCAGCGCGTCCAGGAACTTGCTGAGGGCCTCATGGCGGACGGCTACAAGCTCGTCTACGGCAAGGAGTTCATCGCTCCCCACGACCTGCTCCAGGGCTTCAAGCCGTTCCAGGACATCACGACCCGGCACCTGCACGCCGAGACCATGGGCAACGTGTTCCGGCGTCGAGTACCGGCCGAGCGTCGCCTCATGGAGGAGCGCCGCCACCGGCTCGCGATCGCCACGCAGCTCGGTCGCGCCACGGGCCGCGACGTGCACGCGGACGACGCTCAGGTCGGCGAGATCATGCGGGACCTCCGCAAGATCCTGGAGAACATCCAGGAGGAGGCGTCCCCGACCGTCGACCACCTGTGGCAGGAGAACTTCTTCAAGCGGCGCGTCGCCGCGCTCGACACGACCTTCACCCCGCTTCGGGTCGAGGACCTAACGCCGAAGCAGGACTACGTGATCGAGGGCCTGGTCGGCATGGGGTACGAGCGCGAGGTCGCCAACGCGGTCTGGCGTGCGATCCCGAAGATGCGCTCGACCGAGTTCAAGGACGTCGGCCTGTACGGCATCGAGGCCTGGCTCCGCTCGAACAACCAGGGCGCCCAGTTCCTCAAGTTCGCCACCGGCGGCAAGGGCAAGGGCCTGATCTCGGGCCGGAACGCCTACACGGCCGCCGGAGGCTACGCCGGGTTCCAGGCCGGTTCGGACTTCGGACCGGAGTCCGAGGACGGCAACCTGGGTGCAGCGCTCGTGGGCGGCGCACTCGGCGCCGTCGGTGGCAACCTGGCCGCCAGGGGCGCCTCGAAGGTCGCGAGCCCGCTCCTGCGGCGCGCTGAGATGAACCGCCACGGCTACATGGCGAACTCGCTCGTGCAGGCCCGTGACGCGATCCGGTTCTCCCTCTCACCGTTCTTCGACATCTCCCGCTACACGGAGGGCCTGATGCTGGCCCAGACCGCGGCACCGGTGCGTGGGATGGACGGCGAGCGCCTGGCGCTCCACCTGAACATGTCGCCGACCGCCCTGCGGAAGCGGTACGTCAAGCAGTCGCTGGCTGGTGTGGACCCGGCCAGGGCCAAGGCCATGTCGCATGAGTGGTTCGCGCGTGAGCGCGAGCTGTTCCGGGCGGCCGCCAAGGGCGACTTCGATCCGGACGTGCTCGACTCGTCCGGCAAGTGGTTCTCCCAGATCGGCATCATGGGGTTCAACCCGACCGACTGGATGACCGCAGCGTTCACCGAGCTGCGGCTCGTGGGCGGCCTTGACCCGGAGACCGCCTACCGGGCGGTCCGTGAGATGTACACGTACGGCACGAACGGCCGCTCGGCGGCCGAGCTGTCCGTGAACTTCATCCTGTTCCCGTTCTCGTTCCAGAAGAAGGCCCTCGGCCACCTCGGCAAGTGGATGACGACCGACCTCGGTCGATCGATCCTGATCCACGACGCGTTCAAGACCTACGAGATCCTCGACGAGAAGTACGACCTGAACACGTTCTGGCGGGACCACGTCCCGATGCTGGAGCAGCTCCAGAAGTTGAACATGTTCGCTTACGGGCTCTCGGGCGGCCAGCTCGGCGGCATCAACCGCCGGTACATCGAGCCGTTCCTCAACGCCGGGACGAACTACGCGCAGCAGCTCTTCCTGCCGCAGGGTGCCTCGATCAAGGATGCGGTCGCGGCGGCCGAGTTCCAGGAGACCTTCAAGCGCCTGCTGCCCGCGATCAACGACATCAACTGGATGGCCGAGTCGGTGCGCCAGCAGACGAACGTGTTCACATCGCAGTCCCACATGACGATCGACGCCGAGATCCGTGCCGGGTACGAGGAGTGGAACGCCTACCGCGAGGAGATGTCGCAGCGCCTGGAGAGCCGGGGCTACACCTGGGGCGACCTCCGGAACAAGCCGTACCTGGCGGACCAGTGGGGCCAGTACGAGGCGAAGCGCGCCGAGCTGGGGCGCAGGTACCCGGCCTGGTTCGACTCCCGCACCAACACCACCCAGAACCGTGTCGCCATCGAGATCGAGAAGAACGACCACCTGGCCCGCTACGCGGCGGGGGTGGATGTGACGTTCGAGGACGCCGCCGTGGCGAGGATGGAAGACCTGCTCGCCCAGATCAAGCAGGAAGGGACCTACAGGGGCATGGACTTCGGTGGCAGCGACGGGTGGGAAGACGCCCCGCCCCAGGTGTTCCGGTACGTGCGCCGGATCGCCATGAACGAGCTGCAGGCCAACCCCGGGTTCATCGGGGTCTGGGAGAAGTTCTACCGCAAGGAGTGGGGACCACTGGAGGCTGAGGTATGACCAGGGAAGAGCTGCTGGAGGCCATCCGGGCTGCAGGGTTCCAGAACGTCGAGGGCCTCGTTGCCCGGTCCGGTCTCACCGGCCAGGACATCAACTGGGTCGCGAACCGGGTGCTCGAAGAGACCCGCGACAACGAGATCTACCAGACGATCTTCCAGGCCGGGCAGACCGCCATCACCGATGAGCGCACCAGCGAGGTGCAGAGCCAGCGGGACGCCGCGACCGCCGCCTCGGTCGAGCAGCTGGCGGGCCAGTTCGAAGCGTCCGGCATGTCCCGGTTCCAGGCGGAGCAGCAGGCCCGCGCGCAGGCTGGCGTGGAGGAGGGCTCCGCTGCCGACCCGTTCGCTGGTCAGGGCGAGTTCCTGCTCTCGAAGGAAGTCGAGCAGGTGCTCGGCTGGAACACGGCCGACCAGGACTCCTACAACCGCGCGTTCGATGTCCTCCAGGAGATGTTCCCCGACGTCGAGGACTTCGACGATGCGCTCGCGAAGGGCTACATCGCCGACCCGCTCACGCAGAAGCTCCTGAGCGTCGCGGTCAGGCCTGAGGACGACCCGGACCAGCTCCGCGGGCTCGGCATCCAGGGCAGCGGCTACAACGTGTTCATCCCGAACACGATCGCCGCCCAGGCGGTCGAGCAGTTCGGACTGTCCGAGCCAGCGCTCGTCCAGAGCGTCCGGCAGGCCGAGGCGTGGGGCTTCCAGACCGCGGCCGGTGAGGTCGCGTGGCAGCCGTACCTGGCGCTCCAGAAGGCGTACGGGACCGTGGTGGAGCCCGGCAACCGCGAGGAGATGCTCGCCGAGCTGATCCCTCGGCGCGAGGACCTGAAGGCCCAGCTCAAGAAGATGGAGTCCACGGGCCGCGGCAGCGCACCGAAGTACGCCGAGATCCAGCGCGAGCTGGCCGACATCGAGAGGCGCTTGGCGTCCGACCGCAAGACCGGCGCTTCCAGCATGGCGGGCCAGCGCGAGATGCTGAACACCTGGAAGGAAGGGATGCGCCTGTACGACTCGGAGACCTTGGCGTTCTTCCACGCCCTGAACCCGGGTCTGGCGTCACGGATGAGCGGGTCCGAGACCTTGTCGCTCGAAGACGCCCGCATGTCCCTGTCGCTCATGGCGAAGGCTGGGCTCTCGGGCGACGACCCGAACGACTTCGCCAAGAACATGGGCGAGCTGGGGTTCCTGGATCCGTACGCCACGCTCCTCGTCGAGGCGCAGCGCAAGGCCGCTGCCAGCGCCAGTGCTGGCCGCACGGTCCTGAAGCCGGACCCAGTGGCGATCCGTCAGGCCACGAAGGACATGTACCGGTCCCTGTATCTGGAGGACCCGTCCGACGACCAGTTGAACGCGATGGCCGCCAAGGTCGAGTCCGCGATCGTCGGTGCGCCGGACGACGTGAACGTGTCGGGTGAGGCCAGGATCCGCGACGTGGTCGAGGGTGACCCGAAGTACCAGATGTACTACGGCAAGAAGCCGGGCGGCATGTCCGAGCAGGAGTACCAGAACATGCACCGGGCCGCCCAGAGTTCGATGCTCGGCGAGGAACTCGCCGACAACCAGGCGGTCCGGGTCGGCATGCGCCAGGGCGACTACCAGACGACGGTCGGTGCCGCGATGGGTACCGAGGAGGCGTGGGACAACTCGACCTTCCTGGGTCGCTTGGCGCGGGCCGCTCAGACGGTCGGCCGCAACACCTGAGTGGGGGAGTAGTCGATGGCACTCACCGGCGAAACGGTCGCACAGATCTTGTACCAGGCCGGGTTCCGCGGCCAGGACCTGATCAACATGGTCGCGATCTCGAAGCGGGAGTCCGGCTGGATGCCGGACGCTCATCGCACGGACCAGGACCCTGCCGCCCTGTCCGGCGACCGCGGCCTGTTCCAGATCAACTACATCTGGGACGACCAGCTGATCGCCGCCGGGATCATCTCCTCCCCGCAGGACCTGTTCGACCCGGTCAAGAACGCCATGGCCGCGAAGTACGTCCTGGAGCAGCAGGGCTACGCGGCGTGGGGCGCCGCCTCGGGCGGATGGACCCAGGGCGGTGACCCGTTCTACGGCACCGACAGGACCGCGGCACAGAACTACGTGAACTCGGCGCAGTCGCAGGGACTGTTCGAGACACCCTACTCAGGGGGAGGAAGTGTGGCGACGACGACGGGAGCACCCACTACGAACAACGGGCCGCTGACGATCCCGTCGGACATGACGCTCATTCAGATCGAGTCGACCGGCGAGATCTACGCGATCAAGGTCCTGGGTCCGGGATGGCACATCTCGTACGGCGTGCCGCAGGACGGCAGTGTCCAGTACGACCCGGCCCAGGTGAATCGGGTCAGCCAGGCCACCTCCGACGCCACGTACGGTCGTGGCGTGTACGCGGGCGACGCGGCCGAGCTGGCGACAGTGACCCGGGCGTTCGGCACGTTCCAGGGCATGTGGGACTCGATCATCGGCCAGGTGCTCGGGTACAACAACCCGGCGAAAGACGACCCTGGCGTCCTGCAGGTCATCGCCGAGTTCGCCGCCCGGCCGGACATGTCCGACGCCGAGCTACAGAACCGGCTCCAGGCCACCGAGTGGTTCCAGAACCGCACCACGCAGGAGTTGGAGTGGAACTCCCTCTCGGCCGAGGAGCGCCGTCTGCGGCTCGAAGAGACCGCAGCCCGGATGGCTGGGACAGTGTTTCAGTTCCAGGGCCAGGACGTCGACACGTCCGACCCTCGGATCGCGAACTACGTCGAGCAGGTCGCGTCCGGCAAGCTCGGGTTCGGGGCCTACACCGAGATCATCAAGGGTCAGGCGCGGGACATGCCGGAGTCCCCATGGGCTCGTCAAGTGCGCGACGAGGAGGAAGCGCAGCGCGAGCGCCCGATCACCATCGAGAACACCGCTCAGCGGATCCGTGAGACCGTGGAGCGCTGGGGCGTCGGGTGGTCCGCGGAGACGATCCAGCAGTGGGCGAAGGACATCGTCGAGAAGCGCTCCTCGGACGAAGACCTGATCACCACACTCCGCGACCAGGCCGCTGTCCTGTTCCCGTGGAAGCCGTACGAGCTGGAGACCGCCACCGCGGCCGCTCCCTGGCTGGAGACTTACAAGCGCGTGATGGAGGCCCCGGCCACGATCAACACGCCCGAGGTGATGCAGGCCCTGCAGGGCGGGAAGGCTGCGTTCGACTTCGAGGTCGAGCTGAAGAAGTCCGACAAGTGGCTCAACACCCAGAACGGGCAGGACACGATGTACTCGGCGATCAGTGAGCTGGGTTCCAGGATGGGGTTCGTCTGAGATGGCTGACGCGAACGACTTCTTCAACGAGCTGAAGGCTCAGTTCCCGTGGCTCGATTCGATCGGGCTCGACCCGCGCTGGTTCCAGGAGAACGCTGCGGAGTCGTCCGGCACGGCCGAGCTGCTGAACCGGATGCGCCAGACCCCGCAGTACAAGGCCCGGTTCCCCGGCCTGTACCGGGACGACGGCTCGGTCCGCATGACCGAGGCCCAGTACCTGTCGCGCGAGAACGATTTCCGTACCCTGCTGCGCCAGTACGGGTTCGACGTCGACAACACGTACCAGACCCCGGCCTCGCTACTCGGGTTCTTCGACGCCGAGTTCGACCCGAACGAGTTCCAGAAGCGCCTGGAGACCTACCGGAGCGTGCAGCAGTCCTCGCAGGCGAAGAAGGACGCGTTCTACGTGTACGCCGGGCTCGACATCACCGACGACGACCTGTACGAGGCGATCATCGATCCGGCGGCAGCCCAGAACCTGACGGACCGGTACAACGCGGCGATCGCCGCTGGCTCGTTGGACTACGGGACCTGGATCACCCGGGCGACCGAGGTCGGCCTGCAGCGCGTGGCCGAGGTCCTGACCGAGATGTCGCGCCAGGGCGCGGTGACCGGTCGGGCGGTGCAGGCCGTCCTGAACGTCAGCTCCGAGTTCGCTCGCACGATGATGGACGCGATCTACACGGGCGGCTCGGGTGACGTCGCGGGCTCCACCCTGTCGCTGGAGGACCTGCTCTCGTCGTTCGAGTACGCAGCGATCGGCGCCGCGGCCTCAGAAGCGGGGCTCCAGCTCCCCTCCAAGGAACGGTTGGCGGAAATCCGTCAGGCAGGCATCGAACGCAACCAGGCGATCCAGGCGTACATCAGCTACGGCCAGCAGGCGGGCGCCATCTCCGGCGCCGTGCAGCGCGCCGGGTACGACCAGTTCACCCAGGACGAGTTCGAGCGCGCCCAGTTCCTCGGCGACGGTTCGCTGTCACGCCAGCTCTCCCAGGGCCTCGCGGCGGAGGAAGCCGCCGGTCGCGGCGGCGGGGAGTTCCGGTTCTCCGAGGACGCTGGGCGGCTCGTTCAGCGCGGGTTTGGCGTCCGCCGCTAACACCCTCCGGGGGGGCCTAGTAGAACCCAGGGGATCCGCCCCACCCGGATCGGACTGGCGTAGACGACAGGTGGCGTAGGAGTACATAGTGACGACGCAAGATCCTTCCGAGGAAGGTACGGAGTCGGGCGGTGCCCTTCGAGACAAGCTCGAAGCTGAGATCGCAGAGAAGCGGGCCCTCCGGGAAGCCCTCACGAATGAAGTCGTGGGTCGTTTCCAGTACGTGAAGCCCGAAGACCTGGCGGACGCGGCACCCAGCGAACTGCACGAACGTGCAGCCCAGATCGAGCAACAGCGCGCCCAAGAGCGGCGGGAGGTTGTGTCAGCAGAGCTGGCAGCGAAGGGCTGGACGAGTGAGCAGATCGAGGAGTTCCTGGGAGAGAAACCCCAGAGCACTCCGGCCCAGCAGGCCCCGAAGCCGAACTTCGACGGAAACGTCGGAACACCTCCGGCCAGGCCCAAGCCCGGTGAGGGCGATGGACTGTTCGGACCTTCTCGGATCAGGGCGGCGCTGGGGTCCTAACCCAACATCGTTTCCTGAAGGAGGAAGTTCACTATGCCTACCGGCGCAGTGAGTCTGATCGAAGCCACCAACAGTGGCTCCGACATGCACAAGCTCGGTGTGGTCGAGACCATCATCCAGGAGAATCCCGTCATCGAGATGCTCCCCTGGCTCCCGTTCGCGGGTAACGCGCTCGTCCACGACGAAGAGGGCACCCTGCCCGACGTTCAGTTCCGCCGAGTCAACGAGGGCTACAACTCCTCGTACGGCTCCGACAACCAGCACTTCTGGGGCGTCGCCATCCTCGGTGGCGAGATCAAGGTCGACCGGTTCCTGGTCGACGTGGTCGGCAACGAGAAGGACATCGAGGCCAAGCAGTGGGCCAAGCTCGCCAAGAGCAACGCCATGCGGTTCGGCTACGAGTTCTTCAACGGCACCGGCTCCGCAGCCTCGAAGGGCTTCAAGGGCCTCAAGGCCCTGATCGACGAGGGCTTCGGCCAGAAGTACGCGAACAGCACCACCGGTGCGGTCGTCAACCTCGACAAGCTCGACGAGGCTCTCGACCTGTTCGTGAACCAGGGCCGTCCTGACCGTGCTCTGGTGAACCGCGCGCAGCGGCGCCAGATCACCAATGCCGCCCGCACGACCCACTCCGGCATCAGCCTCATCGATGTCGGCACGGACGTGTTCGGCAAGAAGGTCATGTTCTACGACGACATCCCGTTCACCATCATGGGTGATGTCCGGGACGCCTCGGGGAACACCGTTCCCGCCCTCGGCTTCAACGAGGACCCGGGTGACGGTACGTCCGACACGTCGAGCCTCTACTTCATCAAGTTCGGTGAGGACGACGTCACTGGTCTGCTCGGCAAGGGCGGATCGTTCGTGGCGAAGTCGTTCGGCGAACTGGAGTCCCAGCCGCAGCGTATGGGCCGCCTTGAGTGGTACCCCGGCGTGGCGGTGTTCAACCGATACAGCGTGGTCCGGGTCACCGGCATCACGGCGAGCTGAGGAAGGAGTTACGACATGCCTGGAACGTTTGTTCGTGACGCACTGGAAGTCGACCTCCTTGCGGACGTCGACCTGGCCGACGAGGGTGCCGCGCAGAACGGCACGGCTCGGGAACTGGGCTGGTCCGGTTGGACTCAGTTCGTGCTGGAGATCGCTTCGGTCACCGGCAGCACCCCGACCCTCGTCATCGACATCCAGGGCTGTGAGACCTCGGACTTCACCACGGATGACGTGGTGACCCTGGGGACGATCAGCGCTGGCGACGAGGCCGATGGCACCGTCCTCGCCATCAACGCGTTCGTGGACGTCAAGTACGTCCGCGCCGTGGCTGATGTCAACGGCACCACGGTGGTCTACACGGCGGAACTGTTCGCGGTTCCCCCGCACGACCGCCGGACCCGTGGGGCTCACCCCACGGCCAAGGCCCTGGCCTGATCCCAATCCCCCCGACAAGGGTGAGCCCCTCGGCCTCCGGGCCGGGGGGCTCTTGTCGTTCTAGGGGGGTGTTCACGATGAAGGAATCCACCCGCGCCTACTGGTACCGCGTAGCGAACGCGGTCATCCCGATTCTGACCTCGTACGGCGTGATCGCCGAGCAGGATGCGGCCGTGTGGTTGGGCCTCGTCGCGGCCGTGTTCTCCACTGGCCTCGCCACCTACCACACCTCAACCTCGAAGGAGTCCTGAACCATGGCAACCGGACACATGCTGACGAACCGCGGGAAGCTGTTCCTGCTCCAGGGTAAGTGGGACTCGCTCGGCTCGACCCTCGTCCGTGTTGGCCTCGTGGCGTCTCAGCCCACCGGCGTCGACACGGCGACCGAGGTCGCCGACCTGAACACGGTTGCCGACCTGCTCGTCACTGCTGGCGCGACCGAGTGCACCTTCACGAACTACACGCGCCAGAACCTGTCCCGCACGAACGCGGCCGAGGACGACGCGAACGACCGGATCAATATCGATGCGGCCGATGTGGTGTGGTCGAACGCCGGTGGCGCCGCGAACGACACGATCTACGGGGCGTTCATCTATTCGGCCGAGACCGACACGAGTGACTCGACCCGCGAGCTACTCAGCATCGACTGGTTCGCTACGCCGCTACCAACGAACGGCGGCGACTTCACGTACGCGATCTCGGACCTGTACCGAGCGTCCTAGCCCCCAGTGGGGTGGCGCGCGGCGCCCTTGACCCTGAAGGGAGGCTGAGATGACGATCGCGATCGGCGGGGGGCAGATCGGCGGGGCCCCCATCGCGGGTCTCGCCGAGGCTCGTACCGTCACGGCCCAGGTGGCGACCGTTACGGTTACGCCCGTCAACGGGGCCTCGACGCCTGGTGCGGCGACCCGCACCGGACAGGGCTCGCTCGTCCTGTCTGGCATCGCGCCCACGCGGACCTTCGGCGCGGTCTCGAAGAGCGCACAGACAGGCACTGTCAGTCTGGGGCCGGAGACCGGTGCAGCTATCGGCGGGCCCGTCACGGTCACAGCGCAGACCGCAGCGCTCACTCTCACGCCGGTCGTCCCGACCTGCGTGGCGGTCGCGTCCAGGACCGCGCAGCTCGGCATGGTCGCGGTCTCTGCTGTGGCTGGTGCGCCCAGCGTGGGCGCCGGTCCAGCAACCATCAACGCCCAGACCGCCTCGGTCACCCTGGCCGCGATCGCCCCTACGAGGGCCGTCAGCGCGGCAACGAGGACCGCACAGATTGGCACTCTCGCGATCTCGGGCATCGCCCCGACCAGGATCTCCGCGGTCTCCAGGGCGGCGCAGACGGGCACCGTGACGTTCGAGGCGGTCGCCGGTGCACCGGCCGGTGCACCCATGTCCAGGAGCGCCCAGGTAGCGGTGACGTCTCTGACGGCCGTGGTCGGTGCGTCGACCTTCACGTCAACCAGGAGCGCTCAGGTCGCTGACCTTGCGCTCACGTCGGTCCCTGGTTCGATCTCCGCCGTGGTGACGGTGTCGGCGCAGCGGGGAGAAGTGCTCCTGGTTGCTCTGCCCGGCGCGCCGGTCGTGGCGAGCAGTGAGATCGTGGTAGCTCAGTCGGCGGTGCTGGCGGTCGGTGCTGGCGTCACGAACGCCAGGAACAAGGACCCGTTGCCGGAACCACTCACGTACCTGCACGCGTCCGGGATCGACGGACCGAACCGCCCCCTGGAGGGGACGTTCCTGTCGAGGTTCAGGTGAGGGGGGTGTTGTTGCCATGCAGACCACGACCGTGACCCTCGGGTCCCTCATCGATTCGGCGCTCTACGAGATCGAGCACCCGTCCGAGCGCGGGATCGCGCTCGTCATGTCCTCGTCGAACTACCTGGAGAACGCCACCGACGCGCAGTTCGCCTTGCAGTCCGGTGCGCTCAAGGTGAACGACCTTGCCGAGTTCGGGTCCGAGCTGGTGCTCGTCACCGAGAAGTCCGCGGACGTGACGCCGATCTACACGGTGCACCGCGGGTACTACGGCACGACTGCGGTGGCGCACGGCGCCGCCGCGACCGGCCAGGCGAACCCGCAGTTCCCTCGCCGTCGGGCCGCGGACTTCGTGAACAAGGCCCTGACGCGCATGTCCGCTCTCGGGGTCCCGTTGATCTCGTCTGGGACGTTCAACCGGGAGTCCGGTAAGAGGCAGATCGTGCTCCCGGAGGACGTGCATCAGGTCCTCCAGGTCCTGTACGTGAACCCGACGACCGGTCGGGTTCTGCCGTTGGACGGCTGGCAGGAGTACGACAACCTGCCGACGACACTCGCGTCGTCCGGGAAGGTGCTGTCGATCCCCTGGTACGTGATGGACGCGGATGACATCCATGTCGTCTACTCGGAGCCGTACACCTGGACCGGGACGTTCCCGGAGGAAGACGCCACAGTGACGCTCCCGGCCGCCGCGGTCGATCTTCCGGCAACGTACGCGGCCGCGATGCTGGTCGCTGGCCGTGAGGTCTCCCGGGCGCAGCTCGACCGGGTCGAGGAGTGGGCGCAGACCGAACCGCTGCGGGGCCAGGGCGGCGGCGCGCTGGTGCGCGCCAAGTGGCAGGAGTTCTATCGGCTCCTGGATGAGGCCCGGCGCGTGGTGGCGCTGGAGGTCCCGCTCCACCGCCCGATGATCAAGCGCCCCAAGGTGGGGGTGTAGTAGATGGCGACGCTGTACGAGAACCTGCAGGGCGGGTCGATCACCGACAACCCACTCACGTCCGGCGCGACGACAATCAACTCGTCCGCGTTCCAGTACCTGCCGACCGTGGCCGACCCGGACGTCATGTACCTAACCTTGGACCCGGCTGGCGAGAACGGCGCCCCGGAGATCGTGAAGGTGACGGCCCACACCGCTTCGGCCACGTCCGTGACGGTGGTGCGTGCCCAGCAGGACACGTCGACGCGCGAGCACCCGACCGCCACGACCTGGATTCACGGCCTGACAGAGGCCGACGTGGCTGAGTTCTTGAAGGTCGTCACCACGGCCGACATCGAGGACTTGGCGGTAACGACCGCGAAGATCGCCGAGTCGAACGTGACTACGGCGAAGATTCTGGACGCGAACGTCACCACGGACAAGATCGCTGATGACGCGGTCACGACCGCCAAGATCCTGG